GTTATCTGGGGCTGCCCTGATTACTTCGCTAGTTAACAAAAGTGGTTGTGATGATAATACAACTTGCACACAGGCACTTTCAGCGTCGCAATCAAAATAAGGATTGTCTAAGTAAACATCTATTGAATTAATTGTATGCCTAGTTCCTCGCTGTAAATTAATAATTCTCTCAACAAAGATGTTCCCATCATCCGACTTCATAGAAGGAATGCTAATACTTTCTCTTATCTCATGAATTGCCATTTTATTTTCGCCTCTTTTTAATTTGCTTTTTTATTGCTTTTTTACCTTGAGTTTTAGCAAATTCTTTAGCCATTTTCTTTAAATCTAGTTTCCCAGACTTAAGTTTAATGTGATTTGCTTTCTTCTTAACATAACGATTCCACTTGGATGGTTTACGCTTTTTAGCCGCTGGTGTTTTACTGATGGCCTCAATATCCATGTTTTCTGTCATATCTTTGACATTACCCCCTGTTGGAACTAATGTTTCTCCGGCTTTGATATAAACCATCATTGACGGACTACCCAGGCCCGCCCTTAATTGAGCATATTCAAAAGCAGGTATAGCAATCATATCTATGGGGAAGACCGTTTCTTCATCCCCAATAATAAGGCCAACCATAACACCAGTGGCAACATCCTTAACAATATCTTTAGCAAGTCCCATTTAACCAACTCACAAGTCGGTTGCCTGGGTTAACATTGCTTCCATATCGTCTTTTGTTAATTTGACAGGTTCTGCAATAACCATAATGTCAAGTTCAACAGTATCGTTTTGAAGTAGTACACAACCACTAGCAGCAACACCGATTAGAATATCAGTTACTACTGGGAATCCTTCTGGGTGTAAAGTTGGAGTTGAATATTCAATATAGTCAGTATATAGGAAAGCGTCAGTATCTTGCTCCTGTCTAATTTCAACACAGTTGATAACATTAGGTGAGCCAACGCCAACATCAACAGCCGTTTCGTAAGCAGTGGTAGTTGAATACATTTTCAAACTAGGCGGTACACCTGTTGCAGTTGAAACATTGGTCAATAATGCCCTGAATACTCCAGTGTTGGCTGTAGCAGGGTCACGAAGTTGAAAGCGAATTTCTTTTATTTTCAAACCTTCACTTTTTGGTATTGAAACATAATCGCTCAAATCTACTCTTCCGTATAATGTCGCTACTGCTCCATTTGCATCAAATGTAAATTGTAGTCTATCTCTTAAAATTAGGTCGTTTTTTCCTTTCGCCATACAACCCAGGGCGAGCCGGCACCCTATAAACATCACTTCAATCTTCTAAAAAGCGGACTTTTTATATCCCCCGCAACTCCCACAGGGGCTTGTGGGGAGCCGTACGGCTGTTGCGTACCCGTCCTTTCCACCGGAAAGGCGGTAAAATCCGGCTTGCCCGGATATTTTTTTGAAAATCTTCATATACTCTACCTATATAGGATAGAATATGGGACGACAACACACCATATATATGAGCGATATGACCTGGGAGCAACTCCAGTCATTGAAAAAAGGCGATGAGTCAATGAGTCAAGTTATTAGGAACGCATTAGAAATTTGTGCGGCCAATAAAGACACTTTTGATTTAGTATCGCATCAACAAAAAATTATTGAAGCATATGAAAAAAGATTTGCAGCAATGGAAATAATATATTGCAACCAATGCAAAAATAGATTATACGCCCAGGGGTTGATTGATTGAACTCGGAACATTTAATTTTTCAAGCAGATGGAACTCGGTACGATTTAGTTTTGGTTGATGACCCGTATGGCGGTGTTATTGTCGTATGGACATCTACTGGTTATATGTGGCGATGGTATCAAGGAGATTATATGAAACGATTAAGCAAAGAAGTCAATAAATTTGATGAGCATAACATTTGGCAACATTTAGAGGGATTAGATTGAAAGTTTTAGATTTGTTTAGTGGCCTGGGTGGATTCTCCGAAGCATTTGTTCGAGCAGGGCATGAAGTGATGAGGATAGACAACAATCCATTGTTAAGCGAAGTTCCACACACAGAGATATTTGACATCTTTGAGTTTAGAGATATATTAGTTGACCACAATCAAAAAGGAGCTGTTATTTCTCAACCCGATATTATTCTTGCTTCACCTCCATGTTATGAGTTTAGTATGGCTCATAATGCACCCAGAGCAAAAGCATCAAGAGAAGGAACACTAGATGAATACGAGCCAAACATGGAATATCTTAATGTGGCAATGGAAATAATCACATTACTCAAACCGAAATGGTGGATGATTGAAAATGTGGTCGGTTCAATTCGCTATTTCGAACCTGTCCTGGGTTCACCAAGGCAAAAAGTTGGTGCTTTTGTCTTCTGGGGAAACTTTCCAACTATCCATGTGTTTGAAAAGATACCAACAAAAGCCCAAAATGATAAGCGACATTCCCCCCTTCGCAGTAATTATAGGGCTAAATTGCCTCTCCCATTGTCTATGGGAATACTCACGGCAATATTAGAGCAGACCTATATTTCCGATTGGGTCTAAAGTAAAGTTGCAATCTGGGGAAATTGTAACAGCACCAAGGCATAAAGCAATTTCTCACACCAAGCAATTTTATTATTTTGCTCTTGGTCGATTGGTGCAATTGCTTCAATCATTTTTCAACGCCTTCTCAATTCGATTCAGGGCAAGAAGTATTTTTTTCAATAGTTCTTTGGTACTCATAGCATTCTCACATTTCCATTATCATCATATTTGAGTGGTGGCCATTGCTCACGGACAGCACCGGACACAACTCCCTCAAGCGCAAATAATCGAATCCAATCTGGGACACCGCCTAATGTGGCGGATTGTTCACCAAATGCGTCATCGAATCCTACCATGGTACGAGCAGACTTCATGAAATCCCTTTGTTGAGCAGTTGTCAGCATTTTCTCACTGTCCTGGGCTGCCAATTGTGTGTAAAAATCCGCTAAAGAATCAGCGGACATCATGAATTGAGTTCTTGCGCCGCCGTAAAGATACATAGGAAAGGTTTGTCCTGTAATGCGGGTTTGGGGTATAACACGGCCAAGGGACGATATTTTAGCAATTTGTGCTATTGACCTCTCACGGATAGTTCCTAACATTACGGACAAGTACGACGCTCTTTTACTATCAACAGCTACATATGCGGAAACACGGAAATTAGTAAGAGAAACTTGTTGCCCTGCTGCTGAATGTAATACTACATACATGTATAAGCGTGGCGTGTACCAAGAAAATGTTGGCATTGAGCCCAGAAAATTATTAGGAAATTCGGCAGTAAGTTGAGCAGGTGTACCTCTGCCTATAAACTGGAAACTAGATTTATACAAAATTGTATCAACGCCAGCAGCAGGAACATCATTCAACCAGTTATCTGGGGCTGCCCTGATTACTTCGCTAGTTAACAAAAGTGGTTGTGATGATAATACAACTTGCACACAGGCACTTTCAGCGTCGCAATCAAAATAAGGATTGTCTAAGTAAACATCTATTGAATTAATTGTATGCCTAGT